TGAAAGAAAATTGCATGAAGTTAACAGAGATATTAAAAATCTGTTAAGCAGCTTAGAAAATAGGGATGCAACTAAATGGAAAAAATAAAGTTTAAGCATAATAAAAAACGTAATACTGCGTTTTTATTTGAGTCTCTTGTAAAAGAGTTAACAAAAGCCGTAGTAGGCGGTGATAAACCTAGGCAAAAAGTTATCTCCGATGTTATAAAAGAACATTTTCGTAAAGGTTCTATTCTTGAAAAAGAATTAACCCTTTATAAACAGCTATACGAAACAAAAAATTTTCCTAAAGATATAGCCGAAAAATTACTAAACCGCGTAAAGCAGGAACGCGATTCACTAAACGAAGTTGATATTTTTACAGAACAAAGCAAACTTATAGCTAAGATAAATAAAATTATTGGTTTAGAAACCTATAACAACTTTGTCCCAAATTATAAAACGTTAGCTACGGTTTCGCAGATTTTTAATAAAGAAATTCAACAAAAACAAAAAATTCTTCTTGAGCAGGAACTTGTCCAATTTATAAGTGAACCAAATCAAGAAAAAAAGATGATTCTTGAAACTGTTGATTCAATTGCTTTAAAAAGATTTATTGAAAGATTTAATGAAGCTTATGCAACAAAGTTACTAAATGAACAAAAAGAACTATTATCAAGATTTATAAACTATACCGAAGACGATGTTGATTTAAAACTATACCTAAACGAAGAATTAGGTAGACTAAAAAACGAGCTTAAGAGCTTGCTAGAAAATAGCTTAGTCCAAGAAACTGAATCACTTAAAACTAACATTGAATTAACATTAAAAACATTAAAAGAAACAAAAATTTCTGAAATAAATGAAGAATTAATTAAGAAAGTTATGATACTACAAGAATTTGTTCATGAGGCGAAAAAATAATGCCATTACAACTTAAAATTGTTGACGACATCAGCAATAAAAAGCTTGTTCTAAAAGATAAAAATATTAAAAAAATAAAAGTTGCTATCCGTAAAACGTTAGATGGCAATCTTATTATTCAAGATCACCAGAGTATCAATATTGTTATTATGCCAGAAAAAGGCAAGATTGTTGCCATGCCTAAAGGCGAATTTAACCAAGATTGCTACACCGATCAAGATCAACTTTTTCAACATCTATCGCTTGCAGGCGTTATAAAGCCTGACAGCATTATGGGCGGCAACATCTTTGGTTCTCTACAGGCTGACTACCCAACAGAGAAAAAAGGTGAAGAGGAGCCAATTGAAGTTGTTATATTAAACGTTACAAACTTCTTAAATAAAGATAAGCAAGAATACAGCGTACGTAAACAATTCATCGATCAACTAGAGAAAGAATTACTCTCACCAGACGAGGAGTCCAGTACAGAACTTGGCGAAATCCCACACGAAAAGAGCAAAGGCTCTATCCCAAAGTATGGTTTCCCAACTCGCGGTATTTATCGTTACAATTACTAATGACTCTATTAACTTTTATCCTAGCCTCTTATGGCATGACAATGATCATAGTTTATGGAAGCATATTTCGTAAAATTAGACCAAGCCATGAGTTTTTTCATTGTCCATTATGCGTAGGGTTTTGGGTAGGAGTGTGGAATTGGGCGATGTTACCAGTGGCTTTTAATGTATTTGTAGCTGGTTGTATAAGCGCAGGAACATCATATTTTCTTTGCAGTTTGATGGATGATGAAGGATTAGCAGTAAAAGTTAAGGACAAACACGAATAACCACTAATTATAATATCATGAAAAAACTAAGTATGGACGTTATCAAACAACTTATAAAAGAAGAAATTGGTGCTGGGGTAAATCTTGGCTCCTCACAAAGATATATGCCAACTGCTAACGCAGGCTCTGGATACGTACAAAATTATCCTGCTGGCAAGGCTCCAGATAATACTATGTCAAAAGAGCCATATTCTGGAAAACCACCACATGAAACAGGCCCAGTTGAAACGCATATAGAAGATGGAGAAATGTATGTTACTCAAGGAAAAAATCAATACAAGCTTGTATTTGATAATGAAGAACTTACAAGTGGCCACGTTATACCAGTTGGAGAATTTAAATTTACTATTGATCCCGGTGGCCCAAACCCTGTTATAAATTGGTTTGAAAATGCTCCTGCAAATGTGCGATTTGATGCAGGACTAGAAAAACAAATTCTTGACTATAGTGGTCGAGAAAGAGAATAGGAGCAGATATGCGTAGCCAAGTTACGTACACACGTCGTTATTTACTACAGCCAGTTCGTCGTTGCTGCAAGGGCGCTTGACTCGGGCGGGTAGCGCCCGCCCTTTTTTATAGGTTTTATTAAATGTCACAAAAATTATTAACAGAATTTTTTGAATTATGCGAAGGTGGCTTCTGCCCTGATCTTCTCACCGAAGATGAAAAACGCTTTGTTGGTGAAGGGCGTGGTCTTATCTTAACTGGTAAAATTCAAGAAGCAGATGTTAAAAACGGCAATGGCCGTAAATACCCTGAAAAAATATTAAAGCGTGAAATAGAACGCTATCAACAAATTATTGTTCAAAATCGCGCTCTTGGCGAGTTAGACCATCCCGAAAGCTCTGTTATTAACTTAAAAAATGTTTCACATCTTGTTATTAAAACATGGTGGGATGGTCCCGCTGTTATGGCCAAGATCAAAGTATTACCAACCCCAAGCGGACAAATACTAAAATCACTAGTTGAAAGCAATGTGAAACTTGGAATTTCATCACGCGGGCTTGGCAGCACACATCAATCAAACGGCGTAACAATGGTTGATGATGATTTCCAACTTATCTGCTTTGACATGGTTAGCGAACCAAGTACACCAGAAGCCTTCATGATGAAAGAGGGTAAAGATCGTTCACTAAACAACAAAGCACAAAAACTTAACGAAATGTTAACAAGGTTTGCAGGCAAATAAAATGGATACCAAAGAATTAAAAAAAGTTCTAAAGCCTCTAATAAAAGAAACAATTAAAGAAGTTCTTATTGAACAAGGGCTTCTTAAAATGCTTACCGAAGCACTAGAACCAGAAAATGAAACTGAGGTTGTTAAGGAAACAAAAGTAGTTGCAAAACAACCAATCCAAAAACAGATACAACCTCAGAAACAGCCACCAAAACTAAATGAAAGCCAGAAAAAAAGCCTAGAAGCTATTAAAAAATCTGGTTATGTTAATAAACAATTTAATCCATTTGAAGGTACTGAACCTCTAAAAGAAGGCCAAGCAAGCGGCACCGGTCGTGATTTAGCCGATCCCGGCGTTAGCATTGATGGGCTTATGGATGTTACAGGCAACAAATGGAAAGCAATTTTAGAAAGAACCGAGAAAGGGAAAACAAATGTCAGTTAAATCGCCATCGCACGTTGTAGTTGCACTACCAGAAGGCACTAAACCAAGTCTTGAAATGAACGAAGTTCTTATCAAGAAATTTTTAAAAGCTTGTAAGAAAGAAGATATCCAAAATAAAGTTTTTGAAAAAAGTTCAATGGTTCGTCGTTTCCAAACTCCACGTCAAAAAGACCGTGAAGAACGCAAGCGCAATAAAGAACGTGCTATTCGTGAATATACAGAGTCGCAGAAACTTTCAACAGACGATAAAAAACGTAAATAAGAGGTAATAATAAATGGCAGATCAATATGTTAATTTAAGACCGGGATTAAATAATGTTGGTAACTATCAAGTAAGCGGTATTCCTTTTGCTACTGGTGCGCTATCCGTTCCAGCCGTTTCAAGCACCCCTTTAGAAGTCACTTTCCCAAGCGTTACACAGAGAATACAAATTCACAACAATTTTGGTTCCGATCACCCAATACGTGTTGGTTTTAGCGCAAATGGTGTAAAAGGTTCTAATTATTGGCTTGTTGAAGCACATCAAGCAAATGGAAAAAGTGCCGACCGCGTGGAAATGCGTGTTAAAACAGATAAACTTTATCTTTTAAGTAATGACAGCACAGTTGTTTCCGGTGCTGTTTTTATTTTAGCTGAGTTAACAGGAATAACTGGATACGAACTCACAAATGCTTACAGTGGTAGCCCGGGTATAGGCTAATGAAGATATTAGATCGCATTGATATATCGGGTTCTATGAATTTGGCTTCACAAGCCAAAGATACCTTTACTATTGGTACGCCATTAGAAAATAATGATGGTAATGTAGACACTCTTTATGTTCATGCGAATGCCTACCTTAACAACCATGTTGTGCTAGGCAGCAGTTCTGTAGATATGGTGACAGTTAGTGGCAATTTAGTAATTAATCCTGTCGCAACCGCTCCAACTCCACAAGAAGGTCAAATTTATTACGACTCAGCTAAACATGAATTAGTTTATAATTCTGAAGTATCAACAGTATTAAATTCTCTTGGTCGCTCCTTACTTGTTAGAGCAAAAAATACGGATAGCGTTACCTTAACAAAAGGCATGGCAGTGCGTGTTGGTACTCCACAAGGCGCTAATAAAACATTTGTTCGCGCACTCTCTGTGAACATTCCGCTAACTGGTGCGGCTGGCAATCAAATTATAGGAATAATAAATTCAGACATCGCCGTTAATGATTTTGGTTATGCTACAACCTTTGGCGAAATAACTGGCTTAAATACAAACACTTTTATAGAAGGCGATCAAGTTTATGTTTCTAGTACCACCTCTGGTTCCCTAACAGGATCTAGACCAACTGCGCCTTTTGAAATTATACCAGTTGGTATTTGTCTTAGCCGACATCAAACACAGGGTAAAATTTTCGTTAAAACCCGCGATCCAACACATTTTGGTGATATAACTGGTTTTAATCCTGATACAACAAACTTATTAAACGGTCAAGTTATCCGTTACCGCTCATCTGACGGTACATGGGGCAATAGTAATAGCGGCGTAATATTAACTGGTTCATTTAGCGGATCACTCATAGGAACCGCATCCCACGCTGGTACTGCTTCAAATTATTATATAGCGATCAATCAGGCTGGCGATAATGATGGTACAACTTACCCAATAGCATACGGTTTTTCATCAAATGCTACTGGAAAAAGTGTCAATATACTTTCATTAAAGCAGGGTACAAATATTACTTTGTCGCAGTCTGTTGGTAATTTGACTGTTGATGTAGACCAAACTGCTTGGACAGCATATACACCAACTTGGACGGCAGCATCTTCAAACCCTGTAATTGGTAATGGAACAATACAGGGCTACTACAAAGTAATTGGTAAGACTTGTTTTGTAAGAGGCAATATTGCTATGGGAACTACAACAACATTTGGTAGTGGAGAGTGGTATGTATCAATGCCATTCACAGCATCCCATGCTGATGCCATCCTTATGACAGTAACATTATTAGATAATGGCACTGCTTGGTATAATGCTACAATGGCTGGGGCTAGAGCAGGATTTAACTATAAAGCACCAATACAATATCAGAACACTACAAATGGAACTGCTAATGATGTAAATGCAACTCAGCCGTTTACTTGGACAAATACGGATAGATTTATTTGGAATGGAAGTTACGAAATAGCATAATTGCCGTTTTAGTGTTAAGATAATCCCTGCGTTATATAGTTTTTGCAGCTTTTTAAAAAACAAAGTACTAATTAATTACAAAGTTATAAGAAAATTGAGGTATACGAATGTCTTCATTGCTTGAACAAGCTATTATAGATGCGAAGATGTTGAAGGAAACAGCCCGTAAAAATGCAGAGGCTGCAATTCTTGAACAATATTCCGAAGAAATTAAACAAAGTATTCAATCACTACTCGAGCAAGATGAACCATTAGGTGCAGCCCCAGCCGACCCAGCCGCTGCAACTCCAACCGCTGCGGGAATTACTGCGGCGGCAGAGTCAACAGCGCCTGCTACTGAACAAACAAAAAAACTAATGGATAAAATTCCGCCAGCTTATCTCGGGGAAGATAATACTCAAGAAATCGATATCAATCTTGAATCGCTTGTTGAAAAGGTTGAAGAATTAAGAAAAGAGATTGAACCAGTTGTTGCCGCCCAAGAACGTTCTTCGCAAGAGGTTGTTCCACAAAGCAACCCAACTCGCATCGCAAAAGATGAATTAGCTGAAGCAGTTGAAGAAGAAGGCCTTGAATTAGAAGAAACTCTTGAGGAAGAATCGCAAGAAGAAAGTTTAGAAGAAGAAACACAAGAGGAACAAAAACTAGAAGAAGAAATTACAATTGATTTTGAAAATGTTCCTCCCGGCGGTATTAATGCAAGCCATCTAGAGATTAAAAAACAAATGGCTATTGCAAAAGCGCTACTAGCCCAAAAAGAAGATCTACTAGAACAAAAAGAGTCAGAATTGAGTGCATTAAGAGAAAGCCTAGAAATTGCCATCTCAACAATTAAAAAAACAAACGAAAAACTGAAAAAATCTGTTGAATCTGGTATAAAATTAAAAGAAGGCGTTGACTATCTAACAGGTAAGATAAGTGAAGTCAATCTCCTAAACGCACGTTTACTTTATACGAACAAGACTTTAGAAAATGCCTCCCTGAATGAGCGGCAGAAACAACAAATGGCCGAATCTATTTCTAGAGCACAATCGGTAGAAGAAGCAAGGACAATTTATGAAACCCTACAAAAGACAGCGGAGAGCATCGTTGAAAAGAAGACGGCTCCACAATCGCTTTCTGAGGCTCTTAGATCTGCTCCAAGCCCATTCATGCCACGCAAACAACAACCAACAAGCGATCCAATCGCTACACGTTGGCAGCTTATAGCTGGAATTAAAAAATAACATCTCATAAGAGAGGAAAAAAACAAATGGCAAATATTTTAGAACGTCTTACGGAAGGCACAGTCTTCCAAGACAAACGCAAGGAAAGTGAAGCGCTCGTAGGTAAGTGGGAAGCCTCTGGCCTCCTAGAAGGTATCAAAGACGAATATCAACGCGGTTCAATGGCTATGTTACTAGAAAACCAAGCCAAAGAACTTCTCCGCGAAGCTAACCAAATGTCAACAGGTGACGTTCAAGGTTTCGCAGCAGTTGCGTTCCCAATCGTCCGCCGTGTATTCGCTGGCCTAATCGCCAACGATCTAGTTTCAGTCCAACCAATGAGCCTCCCATCAGGCCTCGTGTTTTTCATGGATTTCCGCCACGGTACACAAACCGGTCTTGACAACGACACCGTAACAACCGCTCGCCCAAGCGATGAAGGTCTATTCGGTGATCGTCTTGGCGAACAAGTTCGTCAAGGTGTTCGCGTAGACGGGAATGCATTCGCTGAAAAAGGCTTCTTCGCCCTAACCAGCGGTTATGGTACTGCTCGCGCTTCTGTAACAGTTGCCGGTTCAGCCCTTAAACTAATGGTTGCCCCAATTGAAGCATCAACCAGTGGCTCTGGTGATAGCGCTAAGTATTTCCGCTTTGACCCAGACCTTCTTGCAGAAGAAAGCTCAACAAAGCGCGTATTAGTTTATCGCGTTGCCCTATCAGACGTTCCAAACTCAGATCTAATTGCAGAACAAGATTTAACCTCACTAGCGATTGCTTCAGGTTCAGCTTCAGTTTATAGCTCAACCGCCTCAGTTGGTGCTCTATCAAGCACTGCGCTTTCAGCTTCACTAGTTCGCCGCCTAACCCGTATCGTTGAAGGTAAAGGTGTTGAAACCTACATGGACACCGCTGGTACCAAGTATCTTGAATTAGTGTTCCTAACTGCTGGCACCCCAACCGGTTCAGCCGTTGCTAACGCTTCAGTTGTTGCAGCGGTTCCTACTGTTAACTCACTTGTTGCTAACTTCCCAATCAAGGATAAGCTAACTGGTGGCTTAACCGACAGTGCTAACCAAACAATTCTTGGCGCACTTGCTGGTACCTCACCTTGGGCGCTAGAATCAAGTGATGCAATTCCAGAAATTCAACTAAAGGTTGACAGCTTCTCAATCACTGCTCGTTCACGCAAGCTCAAGGCAGCTTGGACCCCAGAATTAGGCCAAGATCTAAACGCTTACCACAACCTCGATGCCGAAGTTGAATTAACCTCAATCCTCAGCGAACAAATCGGTCTTGAAATTGATCAAGAAATTCTTAACGATCTAATCAAGGGCGCAACCGGTGGTGTTAAGTACTGGTCACGCCGTCCCGGCAAGTTCGTAAACCGTAACACTGGCGCTGATTTAGGTGCTTCGCTCGGTGCTGGCGATTATGTTGCTCCACCAGACTTCACTGGTAACGTTTCAATGTGGTATGAAACCCTACTTGAAACCGTAAACGACGTTTCAGCTAACATCCACCGTAAGACACTACGCGGTGGTGCTAACTTCATCGTTGTTTCACCAGAAGTTGCAAATATCCTTGAATTCACCGCTGGCTTCCGCGCTACCGTTACCCACGATAGCGAAAAAGGCACAACCGGTGCAGTTAAGGTTGGCGCACTAAACAGCAAGTTCGACGTAATCGTTGATCCTTACTTCCCACGTAACGTAATCCTCGTTGGTCGTAAGGGTGCTTCATTCCTCGAAAGCGGTTTCGTGTACGCACCATACGTTCCACTACAAACCACACCAACGATCTTCGATCCAACTAACTTCACACCACGCAAAGCCGTAATGACCCGTTACGGTAAAGCGATGGTTAGACCAGACATGTACGGTCTAGTAGTTGTTCAAGATCTACTTGGTTAATAAAAATTAAAAGCTGAAAAGCTGCCCCGCCTCTAAAAGAGGCGGGGTTTTTTATTTGCATTTAACTAATTAAAAAAGCAGAGGTTTACCTATGAAATTAACAAAAGAAGTTTTAAGACAACTTATAAAAGAAGAATTAGCAACTCCGCAACAGATGGATCTGCCATTACAGCAAGATGATGCAACAAGAAAAGAAACTGAAAAAAGAAAAATGGTACAAGAGCTTGCATCAATTGATACAAAAATAAAAGCAGCAGAAGCGGCAATAAAAGAATTGCCAATGCTGAAAACAAGATACGATGAAATTAATAAACAATTAAAAAGTCTAGGGAGCTAAATTAAATGGCTTTACCAGTATTAACGCCAGTTTCACAAATGAGTAAAGTTATCTTGCCATCAACCGGAACGGCAGGAAATGTTACTACTGCCTCATTACCATTTGGAACATATGTATCCCCAGACTATTGGTCTAATGATCAAATTTCTATGTTTCAAAAAGGCGCGGCTGAAGAAGTAGCATTTGTTTATAAAAGATTAGGTGGCGATGTTCTTGATATTGAGCTTGTTGAAAGTCAAGTTTATTCCGCCTATGAAGAGGCAACACTAGAATATTCTTACTTGATGAACATGCATCAAAGCAAAAATGTTCTTTCAAGAGTTCTTGGTGGAACAACTGGTTCTTTTGATCAAAAAGGGCAATTAACCGGCTCAGAAATAAGCGGTTCATCACATCTAGAATTAAAGTTTCCAAAATGGACACTTGGATATGCAAAAACTGTTAGCCGTGGCTATAGCTCAATATTGAGTCTTAACGGTACCGAAACAGTTTATTCTGCATCCTTCCCTATAGAGGCTGGCGTACAGGACTACGATTTACAAAAAGCAGCTATGGATTCTGCAACACTTTCAGCTTCTATTGGGACAAAAAGAATTGAAATCAGAAAAGTTTATTTTAAAACACTTGCATCGTCATGGAACTTTTATGGTTATTTCGGTGGATTAAATGTTGTAGGTAATTTAAGTACATATGGCCAATATGCAGACGATAGCACATTCCAAATTATCCCAACTTGGCAAAATAAGCTACAGGCTATGGCGTACGAAGACGCGATCAAAACCCGTGTAAGCGATTATAGTTACCAAATAAGAAATAACAAAGTAAGAATATTCCCAGTGCCAAGCACAAGCAGCCCAACTAATTTCTGGTTTGAATTTGTTATCCCAACCGATGTATTTGAAGAAACAGCGGGGAATGGAGCAGACTCCGGTATAGATGGTGTTAATAATATGAATACCGTGCCATTTCAAAATATCCCATACGATAAAATAAACAGTATCGGTAAACAGTGGATCCGTCGCTATGCGCTTGCGCTTTGCAAAGAGATGCTGGGCTATATTCGTAGCAAGTTTGCATCAATCCCTATCCCCGGCGAAACAATACAGCTAAACGGCAAAGATTTAATAAGTGAAGGCAAGACAGAACAAAAAGATCTAAAAGAAGAATTAAAGAAAATTCTTGATGAAACAACATACGATAAACTTATTGAAAAAGATGTTGCAGTTGCTGAAGGTACGCAAAAGCTACAAACATATGCATCTAATTTAATATTTGTTGGATAAAATAGATGGCAAAGAAAAAAGATAATAAATGGACTCAGCCTGAAGCGCCACCCCCTCCTCTTTTTACTGGTAAAAAAGAACGCGATCTTGTTAAACAAGTTAACGATGAGTTAATAGAGCGTGTTATTGGGCAGGCGTTAATATATTATCCCATATCAAGAGAGCATACTCGCTATCATCCCGTATACGGAGAAGCTATTACTAAAACATTTTTAGCTCCAATCCATGTGCATGCTCTTGTGAAGTGGGAAGGTATGACAACAAAAACAGAAGTTTTTGGTGTTGATAGATTGAGTTCTATTGAAGTGCATTTTCATAAAAGGCGTCTAGTAGAAGATCAAGATATGTTTGTTCGTGAAGGAGATTTTCTTCAGTACGGCGATCAATTTTATGAAATTTTAACTCTCAACGAGCCAAAACAATTATTTGGGCAAATTGAGAATCGCTTTGAAATTGTAGCTAAATGTATGAAGAGTAGAACTAGCGTATTTAATGCGAAATAGTTGGCGGCTTTCAAAATTTTTTAACTACTTATAATAAATTAACGTTATTCCGTACTCTTAAGGAGACAAAATAGTATGTCAATTACAAAGTTTAAATTCGTTTCACCCGGTATTTTTATAGACGAAATTGATAAGTCGCAATTACCAGTTGCCCCAGAAGTAATTGGTCCAACAATCGTTGGCCGTTCACTACGCGGCCCTGCAATGCGTCCTGTAAAAGTTCCTGATTATGCTACATTTGTTGATGTTTTCGGTGAACCACATCCCGGTAACGATTCAAATGACGCTTGGAGAAATGGTATTAAAGCCGCGCCTACTTTTGGCGCTTATGCAGCAAAAGCGTATTTAGCAAGCGCTGGCCCATTAACATTCGTTCGCCTATTGGGTTATCAACATGATAGCTATACTGTTGGACAGGGTGAAGCCGGTTGGACTCTTGATAATACACCTAATGTAACATCAATAACTGCAAGCGGTGGTACATATGGTCTTTTTGTTGCCCCAATTAAATCAGACGGAAATGACACAATTTGGCACATGACTTCAAGCCAAGAATTTGCATCCGCATCACTAGCAGCTATTTTTTATGTTAATAAAGGCGCTGTTTTACTTAAAGGTGCTCCACTAAATGGATCTGCGGAAATAACAACAGGCTCTGCATGGCTTAGATCTTCGGTTACAACTACAGACGTAGCGCAAGCCTCTTTTAAAGTTGTTATTTCAAGCTCATTAGCTAACCAAAATAATACAATAGCATTTAACTTTAATCCTAACAGCAAAGATTATATTCGTAACAAATTTAATACTAGCCCATTCTCAATTAACGCAGACCTTGAAGATGAGCCAAAAGCTTATTTCCTTGGAGAAACTTTTGCCACTTTCCTTAGCGATAAATTAACGACAGATGCAACATCAGGTAGTTATGCAGCAACCATACTTGCATTACAAAGTGGTAGCGGCGCGACTGCAATAAATTATGCTTCGATGAAGCGAGGAGCGGCGACCTCAGAAACAGGTTGGGTTGTTTCACAAGATTTTGGGGACGCAAACGTTTTCTCCCCAGATACAACAACTGGTGAATATGCGGGCGTTCACAAATTATTTAAAATTGTTTCTTTAACCGAAGGCGAATGGAATCAAAACAACATTAAAATTGCTATCACGGACATTAAACCTTCAACAAACCCATTCCAGAAATATGGCTCATTTACTTTAATAATCCGCCGTATGACAGATAATGATGTCAATGTTGCTCCACTTGAAGTATTTACAGGTCTTAACCTAGATCCAAATTCGCCTGACTTCATTGTTAAGCGTATTGGCGACACATATTCAACTTGGGATTATTCTCTAAAGCGTTTCTTAGAATATGGTACTTATCCAAATGCATCAAAGTTTGTTCGTGTAGTTGTTGATGAAAGAGTTGCTGCTGCCGCTGTTCCACAAGACTGTTTACCAATAGGTTTTTATGCTCCAAGAGTAATTTCAAACTTTAGAGTCACAGGCTCTGCTACTGCTTTTTCCGCTATTTCCGCTTCTGCATTCGCTACATCGTTATTTTATGGTTCTGCTTCCCCAATTAACAATGCTGTTAGTGGAAATTCTGCATTTTCCGCTAGCTTTGCATTTCCAAGCATCCCATTGGTTGAATCAAGCGTTGATGATTCTCCTGCTTCTTCTTTGGAACAACTATATTGGGGTATTAAAACAAACCGTAGCAATGTTAAAGTGTTTAATCAAGATGTGGTAGACACAATTCGTGTTGCACCAAGTGGTTTACCAAGCTCATACTATTCTACAACCACCGAAGGCGATCTTATTACTCTAGACGATGTCATGTTCGTTGGTAATACTGGTAACACGCTTTTCACAAGTGCTGTTCAAACTGCAAAAGCTACATGGGCGATTGGTAACAGGAAAGCTGGTAATTCAATTTCATCAAAAACCGATTTTATCGATCCTTCTACGTCGGTAACTGGCTATGCAGGCACGGCTTTTCAAAAGATTGCACGCTTTACCCTACCACTAGTAGGTGGTTTTGATGGTTTTGATATCACTGAAAAAGAACCACTATCACAACGCAGCAATGGCCCAATCACTGATGCAACAACCGAATTCACAAGCTATGCACATAACTCTGTAAATGTTGCTCTTGACGCAGTTAGCGATGCAGAAGTTGTTGAGACAAACCTAATTTCAGTTCCCGGCATCTGGAGAAAGAATCTTACAAATAAAGTTCTTTCAATCTGTGAATCACGCGCAGATGCACTAGGTGTAATCGACCTAGAAGGCGATTATCAATCAGAATATGAAAGCAACCTAAGCGCAGATGCACGTAAACCAGTTGTTACAACTGTTGTTAATAAACTAAAAGATCGCTTTATCAATAACAGCTATGGTTGTGCATTCTTCCCAGCAGTTCTTACACGCGATAATAGCGCAGGCGCTCTTGTTTCAATGCCATCATCTGTTGTTGCAATTGGTACGCTTGCAAGCAGCGCGGCTCGCAGCGAATTATGGTTTGCACCAGCAGGCTTCAACCGTGGTGGTTTATCACAAGGTGCAGCAGGCTTCCCAGTTGTTTCTGTTAAGTATAAACTAACTGCCAAGGAACGCGATGCCCTATATGAAGCAAACATCAACCCAATTGCTTCATTCCCAGCAGAAGGCATTGTTGTGTTTGGTCAAAAGACACTACAAGTTGTTCCAAGCGCCCTTGACCGTATCAACGTTCGCCGCCTTATGATCTATGTTAAGAAAGAAATTAGCCGTATGGCAGCAACTGTTCTATTCGATCCAAATACACAAGTAACTTGGAATCGCTTCCTAGAACGCGCACAACCATTCCTTGAGGATGTCAAGACACGTTTTGGCCTTAGCGATTATAGATTGATTCTTGATGAAACAACTACAACTCCAGAATTAATTGACCGTAACATCGTTTATGCCAAGATTTTCTTGAAGCCAACCCGCGCTATTGAATTTATCGCACTAGATTTCGTTATCACAAATACTGGCGCATCATTTGATGATTAAAAATGTTGGGAATGCCTAATTAAATTGAGGTGATAAAATGGCAAAAGAATTTTGGAATCAACAGATAGAACCTAATAGAAAGAATAGATGGCGCTTAACGCTTAACTCTAATACAATTGGTCTTTTACAATATGCTTTAAAAAAATGTAGCGCGCCAAGTTATAAAATCAACAGTATTACGCATAAATTTTCAAACCATAACTTTTATTACCCCGGTCGTCTTGAATGGAATACAATCCCAATTACGTTTGCATCGGTTACGCAACAGGATGCAACGCAGTTAATACACGATGTTCTTGGGGCAGGCGGCTATAAAACCCCAAGTGCTATTTTTACAGGTGGTACAATAAATTATGGATTTTTAAATAAAAAAAATTATAATGACGCAATTGGGCCTAAAGGAGTAGCGCTGGAACAATTAGATTCTGGTGGTGCCCCAATTAATACTTGGACAATTAATAAGCCATTTTTTACAGATATAAAATTTGGTACACTTGACTATAATAGCGAAGAAATTGTTGATATTGAATGCACAATGCGTTTTGATTGGGCAGAACTAGCTGATCCACAAGCACAGGCTCAAAGCGCCGGATCGTAAACTAAGAGGTTTAATTATATGACATTCTGGAACACAGGATTAGAGCCAAGAAGGCAAAATAGATGGTTTATAAATTTTGGTGGTGATTTGGCAGATCTACGGTATGCAGTTAAAAAAACTGATAAGCCATCAGCAAAAGTAAACGAAGTAACCCATAAATATCTTAATCACACGTTCTATTATCCCGGTCGTGTTGAATGGAACCCAATTACTATAACTTTGGCTTCTGTTACTGGCGTTGCGGCTTCAAAACTTGTGCATTTTGTTACTGTTAAATCGGGTTATATATTTCCTACAGGTATAAATCAAGCAGGACTAACAACAATCTCAAAAGCAAAATTTGGTACAAATCTTGGCGTTGGCCAATTTTATATTGCGCAAATAAACAGCGAGGGCGCAGTTATTGAAGCTTGGAAATTAAATAATCCATTTTTTACAGAAGTAAAAATGGGCGATCTTGATTATAGCAATGATGAAATTGTTGAAATGTCCATGACAATCCAATATGACTGGGCTGATTTAAACCCAGATAAATTAACTAATATAGTTACAGGCGATGCCAAGACAAAATAAGAAATGAGGGTTAGATGAGAAATAACAGTGAACGTTTTGGTGCAAACACAACAACACAAGATACAGGTTTGCCACCGCAATTAATGCAAGCGCAAGGAACTCCACAATTAA